CAAAGAGTAAACCCCTAGTAAATTTAATTTACGAAATTCAAAAATGAAATGCACGAACTTAAAAAGACCGTTTTATTTGCGATTATTGGCTTACCTTTTGTCGCCCTTACTTCTCATATTGTATCTAACCCTTTACCTACCATTAGCCTTGATTCTGAAGATTCTAGATCGCTTGTTACTATTGCTACGTATGCCCAAGAGCAAGATCAAGCCCGTTTCGGTTATTAAAAAAGTAAAAGTTCCTGAACAGGAAATAAATGAATTACTTGACCCTGAAAGTGATCTTTTATCAGCTCTTTTAGATGATGCACTAATTAGAGAATCTATTATTTCGCATCTTGAAATCTGCTACAACTACCAAATCAAACAAGCTAATGACGACTATTGATTATTCACCCACTCTTTCACAAGATCTTTTAAACCCATTGGCAAGGATTACAGAAGAGTTTAAAAAGATTAGAGAACAAGAAACAGCAATAAGACGAAAAAAAGAAGCCTTATTAAAAGAGATCAATGATCATCATTTTTACGGGAACATAAAAGATAGTTATTCAGAAAATGGTATAAGAATTGCTAAAAGAAATTTACCTAAAAAATATCAATTTTCTGATGTTGTAAACCAATTAGAGACAAAGTTAAAAGAGCAAAAGAATTTAGAGATTGAAGACGAAATCGCAGTAGAAGAAAAGCGCGGTTTTACGTGGGCAATCACGTTAGAGAAGTGACGATAGAAGAAAAAATAAAACACGCTGAAAAGCGTATTAACGAATTGAACTTATTAATTAATTACTGGAGGGTACAAAGTGAAAACGAAAGAAAAACTTCTACACGATCTAAGGGGCCAACTAGCGGAACTTAATCGGGTATGGGAATTACAAGACCTTGAAATATCTGACGAGGAATATATAAACAAATTTGACTCAATTTATAAATCAATAAAAAAAATAGAATATGAATAACACCATTGAAATTGAAGTAGTTGGTCAACCTGTTCCTCAAGGTTCATTAGTAGGGAACCCGCGCTTTGGTGGTCTTAGATATACAAACGATTCTTTGCTTAAAGAGTGGCGATCAAGAGTGATTATTGCTCTTGCTGATGCTGCCCCTGATGATTGGGACCAGAACGCCCCGTTGTATGTTTCGGCTCACTTTAGATTTGTAAGACCTAAATCACATTTCGGGGTTAAGGGGTTAAGGCCGTCAGCTCCACAACATAAGGCAACTAAACCTGATCTTGATAAATTAACCCGTGGAATTGGCGACAGTATCGAACAATCAGGAATAGCGCGAAATGATAGCCAAATTGTCAGATGGACCGTTTCAAAGATGTGGACAGATGACCAACAACCGCCCGGCGTTCGATTAATTATTACTATGTGTAAATAGTAAATAGTAGGGGTTTACCCCTTATGCTATGCTTCAATAGTCAACTCGACCCGTGGAGACACGGACTAATAAATGACTTCTTCTTCTCTTTCTCAATTGCCATATCATCCTCTACTTAAAGAGGCGACGCAAATGAGAGAAAGCTTAAACGAGACAAAAGGATTACAGGCCAAGTTAAACCGCCAAGAAAAAGCAACTTCATTTTTGTTTTACGCCTTCGCAATTTCTCTTTCAGCCGCCTTTATCTTTTAACCACCCCGCCCCCTTTTTAGGGGGTTTTTATTTCTTCGCTTTTATATCAATGAAATTAGATCCTACTCAGTCATTCGACATCAACATTTTAAAAGGCGCTCTATTGACCAACCCAAGCGGTGCCGAGTTCTTTATTACTGGCGTTGGTGTTGATATAGCTAACCATGAAATTCTTATTGATCTTGAAGACGGTAATTCGCTTGAATGGTCAACATTAAAAGATTGGTCAATACAGTTTCAAACCTGCCCCAAGTAACCCAACGCCGGGGAGCCTGAAATCGGTACGTCTTAGGACGGCACGTCATACAACACCCGCAAGGGAAACAATAGGGAGCGCAATTGGTCGTGATCCATCCCCCGGCACGAATTGACAAAAAAAGACCCCTCGATGTGAGGGGCCAGTAAATCACTTGAGTCTCTTGATCTTGTCGTCAACGGCTCGTGACTCTTTGAGGATCTGATCGATCTCTCGTAGCCTGCGAGCATCAGACTGAGCTAGTTGCCTGAGATTCTCGCGTAGTGCGTCAGTAAGTACGCCCATGAATAAATTCCTATGTAATTGGTGGGATCTCTCCCATGCGCGTATATATACCCCACTACGTCGCCTTAGTAATTTAGTTTGTATGTACTATTTTGAGTACTATCTTGTAATTGCAAGGGGTTTACCCCTAGAGACAATTAACAACCTGACCACTTGAACAAATTTCTGGCACAATCGCTGCACAAGCAAATTGATTAATTGGCACAAGTTTAAAAATTTTTAGTATCAGCTCTATACCAAATCAGGTCAGTTAGTACACATAAACTATTCTTGAAATTCATTGCAGTAGAAGCGATTAAAAGAAATAATATATTTGTACTTGTGGATAAGATGATTTCCACAGGTGTCACAATATGACGCTTAATACGGCGGCATAGCATTGTAACAAAGACTAGAAAACCCCCCGACGAATGCCAAGAGGTTTAATAGATACCCATCCCTAGGTGTTTAACTCTTAATTGCATAGATTAAGGGCAATTCAAGTCTAGCGAGGAGTAGGTGACGGGGACGCCTTCAATACTTTAGACAAACTAATTTTTTTTAAATGCAGCTCTAATTGTTTTTGCTGCTTTTTTATGTTCCGGCAATGTGAACAATCACAAATGAATAATTCTTGTGTGTCCATCTAATTAATATCTAGACATAGTAAAAGGATAAGTAGCCCATGAAAAAGATCCTTGATTTAATAGGAAAGCTTTTTATATACGAAAGCCCTGAACCTCTAGACGGTATGAAACGATTTTTACGGGATAAGACAAGCAGGCAACTTAGGGTACTTGCAGGGACCACAAGCCACTATTCAAAGACCATAATGATCAATATGATTATCGACGAAATAAAAGATTCTAATCGTTAGCTATACGCCAATACCTATTTTTCCATTTGTCGTATATTTCCATTTCTTCTTTTAGCCGCTTATAAATCATTACTTCGGTATGTAGGCCGGTGAATGTGTGGGCGTGCCTATGTGTTTTATCGTCTCTATTGTCCAAACGGTAAAGTTCATTAATGTAATCGTTCCTAGCGGCGTTTTCTGCTACTGAAATTTTTTTAATCATTTTGGATTGTCGTTAACTTTAGTTTTCATTTTTTGCAAAGTCTCAAAGATTAATTGAATAACTGAGTTTTGCTTTAGTTTTGACGCGCCTACAATTTCCGAAGCAAGGGCTACCGCCGCCCAAAATATCGGGCTTTGAATTAAATGATTCATCTAGTGTTTCATAGGGCAGCGTTCTTCTAGTCTTGCGGTTGTTTGCTCTAGGCGATTTAAGCGCGTAAAGATTTCAACCTTTAACTCTGAATTTTTGCGGGCTTGCATAGCGAGATACACAAAAGCACCTGACACTATGGCTGCGCCAATCTCGGTCAAAAGACGTTTTTTGAAGCTAATGTAATATTAATCATTCTTTGCTATGGCGTCATATGAAAGAAAAGCCAACGGAAGAAATAAAAGCAGTTGAGGCAATTGCCGAGGAAGACAAACCCGAATATCAAGAGAAAATTGTTTTCTTGGTCAGTCTCGTTTTTCAGTCCATTATTGTCACTTGGTGTTTACTCGTCTTGTCTCTTGGATACGTTAAGCTTCCAAACCGAATACTGGGAATGGATTTGCCGGATCAGCCGCGAATCGATAATACATTCTGTGCCGCGCTCCTTGGAAATATTTTAGCCGGGTGGGGTATAAGTGTTGGAGCTGGAGGAAATGGCAAAAAGAAAAAGAAAGAACAAGAACAACAATTAGCTGCAAGTAATACAGCAGGCCAACAGGTAATAGTTATAAAACAACCTATAGAACTAATCACCAAGACCCCAACAGCTACCCGCGTCGATCCACTCACAAATAAGGAGGTTGACCCACAAACAGGCCGTTTAATTCCATGAAAAAACTATTAATCCCCTTTGCTTTTCTTCTCGCTGCTATTCCAGTAAAAGCAAATTTAACCCATTCAATAACTAGCTCGGCACAATTAAGCGTCAACGCGGCGGTAACTCAAGCCGAAAGAATTGGTACAAGTTATTCTATTTCAGGAACCGGGGTAGATGTAACGGACGGGACCACCGCCGGGACAATATCAGCCGGAACTATCACAAGTGGAGTTTATTCACCCGGAACAATTGCAGCGACGCAAAACGCCACCTCTGGGGAAAGCTTCAGTTTTTCTCAGTCGCTAATTACTGGTGATGCAGTCGCTACGGGCGCCCCTACTGTTGGCGCTGTTCCTAATTTTTCCGACGTAACCTCACATAGTTCAGGCGTTGCCGGATCGCTTGCGGGTTCGGTTACTAGTGCGGGTGTTGTGAGTTTGACTGCCGGAGGGCAGGGCACAGTTGCAACGGGTTCTGTTGTTACTTCGATCAGTGTTAAGTAGTAATGAAACGGCTCTACCCGTTAGCGCTTTTATTTTTTTCGCCTGCTTATGCGGTCCCAGTTGTGCCAAATTTTTCAAGTGGTTCAATGTCAGCAGTTACGCGCACGACTCAAAATGTTACTGAATCCATTGTTTCTACTGACTACAACACAGGGCATACTTATACGATCAATGGAACAAACTTATCTATTGACGGCTCGACCCTTTCTCCGCCGCCTTCTGAAACGGCTCAAACAATTAATGGGGTAAGTTATACATGGACAGGGGCGGACCTAACCCAAAAACCAAACGTTACGATTGCAAATCCGGGGCAGGCGTTTCAATACGCGGAAAGCTACATAGGGCCGGGTCTATCAAATCTAACAACAATCAATCGAACAACAGTTTTAGAAAGTGTCACCGAAACTACTTCGGTCTTCTCACAGTAATTTTATTTAGTGGATCAAGTGCATTAGCTAATACTTCACAAACAGCGGCCCCGGTAGCGAATACAAGCGCAAGTCTGACGAATATGGCAATACAAACCCTTCAAGGTAATTTAATCCAAAACCAATACGGGGGCGGGGTAGTTTGTCAGGGTCCAATGTTGACATTCTCGCCGTTTATTACGGATTCACATACTTTTTCAGAGCCTAAAGAATACTGGTATCAAAGCCCTGTTTATAACGATGACGGAACGATTCTTTACTATCAAGACGTAAGAACAGGACAGAAAGACAATCACTCCTTAAACCTCGGCGCAAGTTTGACTTTTTCAATGCCACTCGATCGCAGATTTCAACGTACTTGCTTGAAAAATGCAAAGCTACAAGGCGAACATCAACAACAATTAATAGAAAATAAAAAGCTAGATTGGCACATTGCCCGATTACGTGAATGTGGAAATTTAAAAATACAGGGCATAGAATTTGCTTCTAATTCGCCTTATTTCAAATTATGCGAAGACATAGTAGTTAAGCCAAAGATGGGCCAAGTCTTACCACATAGGCATCTTATTTCTTCGCCTTCAAAGGAGGTAAACCCCGTTTCTCTCGATAAGAATTAGCCCTTTTTTCTGCCAAGTTGGGACGTTTTACTTTTTTACCTAAAATCTTTTTTACCTTATTAACTATCTGTTTAATAATTGGTTTAACGGCTTTTAAAAGTAAAGGGGTAGACAATGCCGCCGTTGTTGCAATTAATGTGATTGATCCCGTTTTTACGACTTGAGGGACCGTTGGGATTGCATCAAATATTTGTTGTTGAACACTTAATTTTTTATATCTAGTTACACAACGATTTCCAATCAATTCATACTTAATAATTTGTTTAGTACCTTCTTCTACTTTTGTCCCAACTTCAGGCGCACCATCAGGAGGGCAAGATTCTGGCGTTGCTTTTGGTACTTCTGGCGCTGGCGGTATTTCTGGCTTTTCGTGTCTTTGTTGCTCCTCCTCTTTTATAGGAACAATTCTCATAGGTTCATAATTTAACGGTTCAAAGGCTGGAGTATCACCCGTACATAAAATCAAATTTCCATCGGGGTCATTATTAATTAAGGCATCATTTTCGAAATTTCTCCTTGTTTTTACGCAAGGCATTTCAATAATTGGAAAACCTAAGGGAATATTAATTGGAACGCTTGGCGGTATAACCTTTGGAACATTTACAGCGTAAGTATTAATAGCTTTAACCCCTATTAAAGGTATTTCTATTTTTGGAATTTCTACCAATCTAAAACGGGCTAAATGGAACGCCTACGGCTTTTTTTTCTTCATTCTTTTGCTGCTTAGAACTTAATGGATTTGTTGGCAAAGCCGGGCCTGATAAAGATGGCAAAGGAATAGAACTAGTTACTTCTTTCATTACTTTTTCTTTTATTGCTTTTTGATTATCTTCATTTGTTATCCATAAATAACCAAACACCCCGCCGCCTGTAATTCCTACTACTAATAAAAAGGAAATAACCGCTAACCCATCAATAATTTTTCTGACCATTGGTTTTAATGCTGCTATGTCGCCATAATAAGCAAAAGAAAGGTTTTAAGCTTAAATGAATGAAATAATCAAAGACGCATTATTAAAAGCTTTACCCATAACCATTGCATCTATCGGCTTTTGTTTTATCGCGTTAATGCCTTTGTATTTAATGCTTAAGTTGCAATCAAACCAGTCTCACGCAAACGAGCCAACGCGGCTTCAAGCTTTGCCTCTAGTTCAACGCAGTACTCAAGCAACTCTGCATTAGTAGGACTAGCAGCGTTGGAGATAGTAACCGAACCGTTAGGAGTAGGCAGTGAACCACTAGAAGCCGTAACCGTTAAATCAGCAACGGCGGCGGGTTGATCTACTGGGGTTGTATTCCAAAAACCAATCTTTTGCCCTGTCGCTGTTCCAATCTTTGTTCCTGTACTTGTATTAGTTGCAATGTTTACAGCATCGCCAACAGTTAATAAATCTGCATCAATAGAAAATTGTGTTGTTAATGTGCCCGCGTCCATTACTTTGAAATTTATTTGCGCGTCTTCTGTCCCGTCACTTGCATCTATTATTTTTGATTCAATCGCGGAATAATCTATTTGCTCCGGTGTTCCCGCGTCATTCTTACCCCTGCAAAAGATAGTAGAAAGAATGTCATTATCTTGACCAGCTCCAGACGCGCCCCTTCTAGAAAATAAAGTTATATCAGCCGTTGAACCTGCATCGTTAGCACTAGATTCAACCCATAAAGCCGTACCAGCTCCCGCAACTGTTATATGAACAGGGTACAAAGGAACAGTTTCACCAAAGCCAACTTTATCCGCTGACAATCTTATTCTTGAGGCAAGTGTTCCACTAGCTGACGCCATTAAATCTAAAATTCCATCTTCTCCGCCATTGGTTACGGTTTTAATTGATGCGGCTATTGATGCGTAGTCATGCGCGTTACCGCCTGAATCTTCACCTCTATAAACAAGGTTGCCTAAATTATCAGCATTAGCAGGGCTGGCAGAATTTCT